CTGAACCGGATCCCGAACCTGTTCCACCTGATCCCGAGCCTACACCTGCTCCTTCAGGACATTCCTATACTGTTAAAGTGAATACCTATCTCTCGCTGCGTACCGGTCCCGGTACCGGTTACGATGAGGTTGGCCGGCTCTTTAACGGTGCGATCGTGACAGCTGTCGAAGAATCAGGAAACTGGATAAAGATATCTGGTGATCTCTGGTGTTCGAAAGCTTATTTGAAATAGACACTTGTCGTGCTTTTTCCCTTATTCAAGGTCTCAGCTCCTTCGGGGGCTGGGACTTAAAGACAAAAAGATGAGTTAATCTCATTGTTAATAACCCTCCTGAAAAGCCCCTTCGATTTTTGTCGGAGGGGTTTTTCTTATGCCCGAAAAAAGAAAACCCTCAGTCGATTGGCTGGGGGCTTTCTTTTGCTTGAATGTTGACAAAATGAAAGATGCAAGAATCCTTCAAATAAGGTCGCTCCATTATAGCATAAAAAACCTCCCGGGGGCTATCAGCTCGGGAGGCCAGTCGGTTGAGGACTCAACCGATATCAGTATGCAATTTCATTATAACATTTGACCAAAATTTGTCCAAAGAAAAATGAAAAAACCGCAAAACCCTTGCGGTTGAGCGGTTCTTAATGGTGGAGATGAGGAGAATCGAACTCCTTGAGATTTGTTCACCAGTGAACAAAATGACCGCCAGACGTGGACTTTCAACGTATTCGGTATGTCAGAGTCCGTCAGTTGTGGACTCATTTTGACCAAGATTTTGACCAAAGGTGAGGTCGATGATCTCAGCTGCTCTCTGCTGATCTCCGTCGACAAAGTGTCCGTAAGTCTCGAAGGTAGTCATTGAGACGGAATGTCCGACGATGTCTTTGATACTCTGCTCCGGGAGAACATTCTTCATCATCGATATAAATGTATGTCGAAGTGAATAAACCGTTCCCGGAAGATTCCGCTCCTTTTTCAGCTTCTCCCAGTGGTTTCTCATGGTCGACTGATTTCCCATTGAACCATCAGGACTGCAGAAGATCCACTTCGTGTGCAGCTTATATTCATCGTTTCTCTGAATGGTTTTATCCAGGATCGCTCTGGTCATATTCCCGATCGGGACCACACGACGAGCATTTTCGTTCTTTCCCTCGGTGATTTGACCTGCAGCATTAACGGACCGCTTGATCGTTACGATGCTTCCCCTGACATCGTCGACCTGAAGCCCGAGAGCTTCTCCCGGTCTCATTCCTGTCAGCAGCAGGAAGCAGAAGAGCGGATGATACCATAAATCGGACTCTTCGAGCAGCCTCCTGGCATCATCTTTCTGAAGGATCTCTTTTTCTTTCCGGGAATGGCCCTTCGGAATATACAAATTCCCTCGGAGGAGCTCGCACTGATAATCTTCATAACCGAACTTGATGATTCCCTTGATAATTCCTCGGAGGTTTTTCAAAGTTTTTTCTGAAAGTGCCTTGTGACGTCCTGACGCTTCGTTAATGACGCTCTGCCAATCTCGGAGGGTAACTTTACATATTTTCACAGAAGCGATTCTAGGGGCTATGTAGAGCCTTATGTAACGCTCGTATTGAGAATAGGCTTCCGAGTTCTCTCCACGACGAGCTTTTACATCTTCCAGAAACTCCTGAGCGACACGGCCGACAGTCTTGGATCCTGAAGCCTCACCGTAGAACCACTGGTCATATTTCTGTTGGACTTCCTTACGGCCTTTCACACCGGGAACGGAAGAAGAGAAGGAAAAGGATCTTCCTTCTTGCATTACTCTTATTCTCCATCTTTTTCCGTCCCACTTAGGTGATGTCATTTTGTTCCTTCTTGTGATCTTAAATATTCAGCATAGCTTTTCAGCTTTGAGATGCTTTCTGCAGACAGTCCGTCAGTAATTGATTCTTCGTTAGTTTCTACCAGTACATCCATTAACTTCCCCGGTGTCGTATGAAGAGCCAGAGCAAGATCAGGAAGTCTTTCGATTGAAATGTTATTTTTCCCTTTTTCTATTGCACTAATAGCTTGTCGACCAGAAAAGCCTGACTTTTTTGCGAGCTCGTCCTGAGAAAGCCCTTCGGATTCCCTAAGCAGCCTTATATATTCCCCTAATCTTTTCAGCCTTTGTTCTTCCATTTTATTCCCCTTTCTTTACTTTGATTATAGGTTGATTATTACATTTTTGCAATATTCCATTGACCTGTGTAAATTTGTGCTTGACAAGGAAACGGAAAAGAAGTACATTAGCATTGTCAAGCAAGACATGACACTAAGTAAAGGAGGTTTAAAGATGACCAATTACGCAAAACTAAAAGGTCTTATGGTCGAAAGAGGTCTTGAGGTCAACAAGTTAGCTATAGAGTTAGGGATTTCAAGACAGGCAACATCAGACAAAATCAATGGTAAATCAAAGATATCGCTTACTGATGCTCAGGTTATCTCAAAAGCATTGAAGATGACCAGCGAAGAAAGAGACGCCATTTTTTTTGCGGAGTGTGTCCAGTGAGCGTGGACAAAATGCAAGGAACTCTTTATCCGTCGTTAAACAAATACTTCGAGAATCAGACGGAGCTCGCTCACGCAGGATGTATGTCACGAGTAAGGCTCTGGTCCTGCCTCACAGGAGAAAAGGAGTTCACCAGAGCGGAAAAGAAAGCCATAGCAGCGAACATCGTAGTCCGGATCATGGACAGACCGAGTTTTGACTACGCAGAGCTTGAGAAAGCGGTTCGGGCTTGGAAGGGAAATTTCGATACCGAATATAGAAAGGAAAAAGCAAATGGCTAAGAAAGCAACGTTTGAGATCTATGAAGGATTCACCAAGAGGAAGAAGAAGTACGTCGTTACAGAGTTTAAGACTGACTTCGACATTTTAACAGCTTACTGTAAGAAGTTCTTTAAGTGCTCTGAGGCTCACATTTTCGCTACAACAGGTTACTTGTGGAACGGTGAGCTCTATCTGGAGAATCCTGCAAGGCCCGGAGCAAAGCTTGTTCTCGTAGCTTATTACGTCAGATGAACAAGCAGACCGTAAACGCTGTCGACGTATTGCTCCACGTTGCAGCTCTCCTGATTGTCTTCGGAGTTACCCTGGTCTTCATCAAGGTGACGGAACCGGTACCTGAAGAAGAAATCATAAGAGAGATCCCCGAGAGAGAACTTCCCCAGATCATTCCTGATATTGATATCGGTCCGATTAAAGAGACTTACGCAGGTGAACTTGAAGAAGTCGTTGAAATGTCAGCTGTTATCTTCGAGATCGAGCCGATAGGCCGTTATTTTATAACCGCTTACTCGCACATCGAGACAGGTTCGAAACTCACGGCATCAGGTGGGAAGGTCCATAAAGGAACAATAACGACAGCTGCTGCAGACGTTTGGGGTGGTTACTTCAAGTTCGGTGATTACGTCTACGTCGAGGATTATGGCCTCTATCGCATAGAGGACACAGGATCCGCAGTAAAGAGAAGACATCTCGATCTCTATGAACCTGATATGAAGAAACTCGATTCATATACCGGTTACAAGCAAGTTTACAGAGTCAGTTTCCCATACGGGATCCCAAAAGACAGTTAAGAAAGGAATTTTCATATGGATATCTTAATCATTTTGGCCTGTCTCGCAGTTGGTATGGTCATCGGAATGACATTCGAGGCGATCTACAACATGGAGACCAGGAAGTTCGACCACGCTCGCATCGTCGCTCTTAACGGAGAGAACGTAAGACTTAAGAAGAAACTCCATGAAGTTAAGAAGGAGCTGACGACTAAGCCGGTGATAAGTAAGAAGGTCCTCGAGATCTTAGACTTCTCGGATCCTTATCAGGACATCAAGTTCGGAGACTGATTATGGGAGCTTGTAAGACCTGCGAGACTTGCCACTCATACAAAGGCAACAAGAAGAAGGTCTTCTTATATGACGGTGTGTGCTATCTGGTTCCCTCAAAGCCTCAGTTCGTAAAGAAGACAAGCAGCTGCAAGCACTGGAAGGAAGGAGAGAAGAGATGAAAGACTTAAGCGGATTAGTCAAGCAGATCCTCACAGAGCATAAGGACGCTCGTGACGATGATTTCAAGGTAATAGGTCATGTGGTCAAGGCTCTCAATCCTGAAGCGATGCACCTGACATTCGGTCAGACGTTATGGAACCACAGCAAGCTCAATCTTCCCTCATTCGAGACGATAAGAAGGACCAGACAGAAGATCCAGCACGATCATCCGGAGCTGCGTGGAGAGCTTTACGAGAAGCGAATGGAAAAGCAGACAGAATACGCTAATCAATTCGGAGGAAATTAACAATGTTTATCCAATTACATGGAGTGAAAGGAGCCCGACTGGTTGTAAATGTCGACCACGTCAGAGCGTTCCAGGAGATCACTGATGATTCCAAGTATGCAGTTTATAAGGAATCCGGAGCGAAGTCACTGGTCCAGATCGATGACAAGCTGGTACCGGTCAGAGACTCGATCACTCAGATATCTCACGCTTTGCGGAAAGCAAAGCTTATCGGAGGTGCAGAAAATGAAAGACAAGGTTCTTAGAGCAAATTTATCGAGGCTTATTGAGGGCTGCAGCAAAGAGCTGAGATCCTACTCAAAGGACTCGATGGTCCTGAAGCTCACGATCATCACCAAAGCTTCAGGAATCAATACAGAAAACAAGGACGGACCTGCTCCCGACTGGTATATGGCCAGAGTCGTGCCTACAGAACAGGTCGACACGGATGACAGCATAATCGATGAGTCAGCAAAGATCTTATACGGTTATGACCATTTCGGAAACGAGGGAATCCTGCAGGTAGTCCCTTATAGAAAAGACGAAGAGGAAGGAGAAGAAGATGGTCCATAGAGAAGAACATAATGAAGGATTCACACAGGTCAGCAACGCTGTTCTGAGAAACGTGAATCTCTCATGGGAAGCTCGTGGATTCTTATGTTATCTTCTTTCACTCCCGGATGATTGGAGCTTTTCGATCAAAGGACTGGTAAAGCAGACCGGAGCAACTGAGCACACGATCAAACGTCTGGTAAAAGAACTTCAGATTGAAGGTTATGTGGTCCTCACTAGGCATACAAACGCTCGGGGAAAAGTCACGAAATGGACTTGGGATATCTATGAAACAGGTAAAAAAGTCCAGATGTTGAAATCACCACAAGTTGAAATTACCAGATGTGGTGAAAGCCAGATGGTGGCTGAACCAGATAGTGGCTCCACCACATGTGGTAAAACCGCCTCTATACAAATAACTAATATAAACAAAGAACTAAATAAACAAATAACTAAAGAAAACAAACAACAAGACGGTGTGCTTTCTGAAGTTGAATCGATGTTTCTTCAGTTCTGGGCGATTTACCCCAAAAAAGTGGATAAAAAGGGCTCATTTCGAGCTTTTAAGAATATCCCGAAGTTGAAAGAAGTGTTTCCAGGGATCCTAAAAGCTCTCGAGATCCAAAAAGAATCAGAGCAGTGGACTAAAAATCACGGTCAGTTCATCCCGAATCCTACTACTTATATTCACCAGGAACGCTGGCTCACCGTAAGCGAGACCGACGAGACTCAAGCGAAGATCAATGAGACGGTCAAGCAAAATTACGAGAAGTTCTTATTTTAAAGGGGGAAAAGATGTTATCAGTTCAATCATTTATGACAGGTATAGAGATGCTGCGGAAGTGCTTTATCGGATGGCAGTTCGACACAAAGGATGAAATGCAGGTCAAGTTATGGTTCTCAGCATTTAAGAATCTTACTGATGACCAGTTCATTTCACTTGTTAAGGAATACATAGCGAAGAATGAATATCCACCTAAGTGCATCAAGAACCTGACAGACATTTATGTCGACAAACAGGTGAAACTCGCAAACATTCCTCCCGAAAAGGCCCTGGCTTATGTCCGTGATATCGTTACCGACTGCGGAGGCTGGGAATACGGAAAGAAGGATATTTACTCAAAATTGAGGCGATTTCATACCCTTTATGCTGTAGTTCAGGAATTTGAGGACACCTTAAGGATAATGTCCGCTAACGATCCTTATACAGCTGAAAGGTTCAGAAAAGTTTATGAGGAGCGATTAAGGGAAAGTGCTACATCTGCAGTCAACAAGTTCTTAGGGTTAGCGATCTCCCAGGGCGATAACAAAGCACTCGGATCAGCTGCTCTCCCTTATGAGACTTAATCGGAGGTTATCAAATGAAAACCGAATTTTATTTACACTTCCCGGAAGGTCTTCCGAGAGCGACAGCCCAACAGAAAGGCGAGGCGATCAGATATAAGAAGAGCGACGGAAAGGTCCTTCCTTACATCGACCACTACAGAAAACCGAAGGTCCAGGCATTAAGAAACGAGCTCACCTACAAGATGAAGAGATACCGTCCGGAACAGACCTCCGAGAAGCCGATCAGACTGACAGTCATTCTCTACTTTGACATTAAAGCTCCGAAGAAGCTCTGGGGAACGTACAAGACCACAAAGCCCGACTGCGATAACTATGTTAAGGAGATCAAAGACGTTATGACTCTCCTGAAGTTCTGGAAAGACGATAACCAGGTCGTAGACCTCCGAGTCGTTAAATACTTCGCAGAGAAGGGAACGATATTCATCAGGATGGAGGAACTTGAAGATGGATAAGCCTGAGACAAAGATAGTGCAGACCAGATTCCTGGTTGACAAGAGACATGGAACGTACTACTGCTACGAACCGAACGGAAGAAGCCATATTGAAAAATCCCATGAAAATAGTCCAAAAGGAGACAGAAAATGAAAGAAAATACAAAAATCGTGATGATTCCGAGATCACTGCTTCACGCTCATCCGGATAACCCGAGAAAGGATCTCGGAGATCTTAAGGAGCTGGCTGACTCAATCGCTGAACACGGCATCATGCAGAATCTCACTGTAGTTCCTGACGAGGGCGACGGAGACGGATATAAGATTCTGATCGGTCACAGAAGGTTCGCTGCGTCGGAGGGTGTTCTTGACGAGCTTCCTTGCGTAGTCGCTAAAGGTCTCACTGATAGAGAACAGGTCGGAATCATGCTCTGTGAGAATATGCAGCGTTCAGACCTCACATATCTGGAACAGGCTCACGGCTTTCAGATGATGATGGACCTCGGAGATACGATCGAGACCATATCAGAGAAGACAGGTTTCTCTAAGGCCACAGTTAAACACAGACTCGCTATCAACGAACTGGATCCTAAAGCCATCGAAGAAGCTAAAAAGTTTTTTCAGCCGACTATCGCAGACTTCATCGCTCTTGAGAAAGTTAAGGATGTCGACAAGAGAAACGAAATTCTTGAATCATCCAGTAATTCATCAGAAATCCAGGACGGAGTTGATGATTATCTCGAGGACGTTCAGGTCGCAGAATACTTCGCATACTACAAGAAGTTCTTTGAAGAGGCAGGATGGATCGATGAGACTAAGAAAGACAGCTGGTTCTACTATCGGGAAGGTTATACCGAAGTTATGGGAAAGCTTCACGACCATTCAAAGCTTAGTAATCGTGATTGTAAGCTCATTCCTGAAGCGGAGCTTAAGAAGATCATTTCGGAGGTCAAAGGAGAAGTACATTTCAGCTTGAATTGTGACTGCATCAGAGTGGCCACTTACAAGGCTCCTAAATCGAAGAAGGGTGAAGAAGATAGGGAAAAGGCACGAAAAGAGGCCGAAAAGCTCAAAAAGAAGAACAAGGCAGCATTAAAAGAGATCAGGGCTAACATCTGTGACGCTTACATGGATTTCATCCAGAACTCTCAGTACGAGCAGAAAAGTCCTCAAGAAGAACTCGGATATGTATATCTGCTTCTGGACCTCTGCAGAGAATTCGGAATGGGTGTCACGCTCTATATGCTCACAGAGGAAAAGGTCAGGTACCAGCTTCACGATAAGCTCACCTTGAAAGGTTACGACAAAGAGGAATACTTCAAAGACTTCGAATCGTGGACACCTTTATTTCAGCTCCTGACAAACATCTGGTGGTCAATCTCCACGTCATATAACTCATTTGAAGATTATGACTGCAGACCGAAGAAAGAGATCCTCGAAGCTCACAAGTCATTTTGCAACATTCTGAAAGACATTGATGGTTTCCGCATCAAGGAAGAATGGAAGCCTGTTCTGGACGGAACATCAGAGCTCTATATGAAGGAGGACAAGTGAGATGCTGCAGCTCGAAAGTATGAGAGTGGTCAATGCCACTCTCGAAAGAATCAAGACGGAACTGGAAGAAGGAAAGGTCGAGGATCCTGAAGAACTATCCAAGCTCGCTAAGGAAGCATCGCTCGCTGTTCTCGACATACAGATCAAGCTCGATCTGAAGAACTAATCGGAGGTATGAGATGTTAAGTTTAGACGAAGCAATCATTCACGCAAAAGAAACTGCGAAGAAGTTAAGGGCTATGACATCAGTCACCAATGGAAAGCCTTATGAAGAGTGCCTTGAATGTGCAAAAGAGCACGAACAGCTCGCAAGCTGGCTTGAAGAACTCGCAGAATATCAGAAACTATTTGAGTCTCCGAAAGAAGCTGAAGAAGTTCTGAATATGTTGAGCGTATAGGAGGTGAAGCATGACAGTATATAAGATGCTCACTCCGAAACTCAGAAGAGAGATTACCGAAGGAATCGACCAGCTGCTTGATGAGGTTAAGACTTGCGAGAAGAACGCACTGACTCAGATGCAGTTCGAAAGTCTTTCAGCTCTGAAGACTCTGATCGGTCAGCTCCCGGATGGGTACCCGATGCCGTTTAAGGAGGGACACTCATGAAGATAGCTAATGCAGACAAGCTGATCCACCACTTCGAGCATACCGTAATGGTTAAGAACTTCACTGTTCCGGAGATAGTGACGATCATCAACAGCTTCAGTATTGATATTCCTGATGGTTCTAAGATGGTAATGCCTCGATCACAGGCGAAGGACATGGTATACGACTATCTCACTAAGATCCTCGACCAGAAGAAGCCAGGCATACCTGAGAAGCCGTTATCGGAGGAACAGATATCGGAGGGCCACAAAGATGACTGATAATCAGTATTACGCTAAGAAATGGCTCCAGAGAATGTGGAACAAGGCCGAAGAGGTCAAAGAGTATGAACAGCAAGCGGAAGAGATCCTGGGTGCCAAAATACCTGCATACGACGCAGAGAAGATTCCCGGAGGTTCAGATCCTAATCCAACCGAGACCAAGAATATTGAATATTCGACTTTGATGTTCGAAATCGAGAAGAAGAGAAACGAACTTCACTACGAGAACACTAGGACCTTCAACATCATCCAGCATCTTACTGATCCGAAGCTTAGGGGGATCCTTTACGCAAAGTATGTAAACCGTAAGACGATCAGGAAGATAGCTGAAGACTTCCACTATGCTGAGAGCAGCATCAAGGAATTTCACCTTAAGGCTCTGGAACAGATCTATCCATACATTCCGAAGGAGGTCATCGAAAATGAAAGAGAAGACTTCTAAGAGTGCATTAGTCAAAGAAAAGATGGAACCGGTCCTTTGTCTCGTCCCTGTTCAGATAGCAGCTGATACGATTAGAAGCTTCTGTCTCCAGTTCGAGAAGTGTTCGAAGGAATGTCCGCTCCATAACGCTCACGGAAAAGGCTGCTACTTTCAGAACGTCACTCCGGACAAGTGGGAGATCGGAGACCTGGTATATGAACGGTCGGACCTGCTCAGTAAGAATAACACGGTCAGGAGGCAGACAAAATGAAAAGAGACACAAGGATAAGAATCTACGCTGCAATAGTGGGAATCATAGTCGGAGTCCTCGTCGGCTGTTTGTTGTTTAGGAGGTAAGGAAATGAGCATTAAAGCAGATAACTTGAATAAGGCAATAGTAAGAAAGCTTGATAAGGTCCTGGATAACACCGACTGCATCACTGATATGAAGATAACCATTCACGGCCATAGAGGTGAAGCTCCGATGATAACTTACGAAATCTCTGAGCTGATCGTTACTGAGGGGGAGAACACATGAAAGCGATAATCATAACAACAATCATTTGTCTCACTGTAGTGGTCCTTTACTGGCTCGGTCTTAAGGATAAGGAGAAGAAGAAATGATCTACTGCGTTAAGTGCATCAATTATCGTGACGCTCAGGACTTAGTTCGAAGCTACATTAAAGAATACAAGGATCGAATATCTGAGGTCAGAAGACATAGAGCAATTCCGGTCATCATTTTGAAAAACAAAGACCAGATTCACTTCGTGACTATTTATGGACTTAAGTCGTGGTGTCTCGGAAAAACTTATAAATTTGTTGGTGATGATACGACTTATCATTCGGGCTGGCCGATAAAAGAATAGACCTAATTGGACTTTTTTGTCTTTCCTAAAGTGATAATATGTTATCGAGGAATTGATGCGTAAAGTTCTTTCATAAAACTGCCTTTTTGGATTTGCCCTGACGAGTTGCAGCTTGTCAGGGTTTTTAATTTAAGACTATGTCAGTACACGAATTGAATATAACCAGATGGACTAACCTGAGAGCATATGTGCTGCGTCGAGATAAGTTTCTCGATCAGGTTGCTCTGAGGTATGGAAAGAGAATCGAGGCTCAGGTGGTTCACCACATCTTTCCTCGTGAATTCTTTCCGCAATATACATATGAGGCATGGAACCTCATAAGCGTCTCACACAAGACGCACAACGAGCTCCACGTCAGAGACTCGCATAAGCTCACAGCGAAAGGCTGGGAACTTCTCGTGAGGACTGCGAGGAAGAATGGAATCGAGATTCCTGAAGGTCTTCGGGATCTCCTGACCTAATCCCCCCGGGTTTGAATTTTGATTTTATTCCCAGGGAGGCA